CCGAACAGGTGCTGGAGACAGCCGAAGAGGTCGAACGCAAGGCGCAGGAAGCGCGAAAGCTCCTGCTTGCAGAAGCTGGCGCATTGGGCGTCACCGGCATTCGCAAGAATGCGTCGGATGAATCGATCCGCATCGCCATTCAGCGCAAGCGGGACGAGATCATGCAGGCCGCAGCCATCAAGGCGGCGGAACAGAAGGTGAGGGAGCCTGCCCCGGTCGATACCGTGTCTGTCCGCGTGCTCAAGGCGGGCGACAATCGCATTTCGACGGGCATTCATATTCCGGGCAAGGGCGACCTCTTTCACCCGCGCGGGACCGTGCTGGTGATGCCAAGGCCCCAGGCCGATGCGCTCGAAGCGCGCGGCTTCGTGGAGATAACAAGCGATGCAGTTAACGAATGAGGCGGTGCCGATCCCTGCGGGGTTCCGGCATCTCCTGACGACGGCTGCCGGCTGTCACTGGTTCGTGCGCTATGAGCACGACAGCCGGGGCAACATCATCGGACGCGAGTTCGCGATGTATGCCGATGTGCAGCCTATCCTTGACCGTAACGGCGCGATGGCCCGGCACAACGATGGCTGGTCAACGGACAAGGACAAATTCATGCGGCGTGCTGCGTCCGTGCCGTTTGCGCTCATCAACAAATGGAAGATTGAGGAGGGCTGGGATTATCTCTCGGCCGATCCTGATCAGCAGCGCAAGGCCCGGCAGAAGCTCAACAGCCGGGAGTTCCACAAGCTCCGAACTGCGGATTGGAACGTCTGATGGGTATCACCTTCTCCGACCCGGATGCGGATTCGGACGTTGACACCACGACGTGGGCAGCGGTCACGCGTGCGGCGGGGTTTGATACCTTTGCGGCATCCCCGACAAGCGCCAATCTGAAGGCGCTGGTCACGGACCTGTCTTATCCGCGCGTTGTGCCGACCTATGCGGCCATGACGGCGCTGAGCGCGGCCAATCTCAGCGACAACATGGTCGTCAAGGCCACGTCACGGTCTGTCGATGACGATGGCGGCGAGCAGGAGTTCGTCTGGGATGCGTCCGCGACGGATACGGACGATGACGCGACTGTGCTGGCGCACGACACGATCACGCCGGGACGATTCAAGGCGCTCAACATCATCGGGCGCAGCTTTGTCCGGCTGGAGCAATGGGGCGCGGACGGAACAGCGGCCAATGACCGGGCAGCGTGGCAGGCATGGGCGGCGAGCGGCAAGATATGCGAACTGAGGCCGGGCCGGACCTACCTGCTTGATCGCGGGCTTTCGGTGGTCTCGAACAGCCGCCTCATCGGCAATGGCGCGACTGTGCAGATCCAGGTCGGCTCTGGCGGGTTCAACTCGACCGACCGCGCTGACAAGTTCAACGCCAATGGTCAGAACACCTGCGCTTTCTATGCGCTTGCCCGCGAGAACGTCGCGTTTCACGACATCGTTTTTACCGCTTCGGCCTCGACCGAACGGGTCGTGCAGATCATTCAGGCCGCCGACGGCTTCGATGACACGCAGTTCCACGCGAGCAACATCCTTGTCCGGGATATGAACGTCCACGCAGGCGGTGGCCTGATCGGCGTTCATTCGCTGGGCGAGGGCGCTTTCCTGCTTGAGAACATTCGCGGCCTCGACTGCGGCATCACCGGCACGACGTGGACGACAGGCACACCGCAGCTAACGCTTGTCGAGACGGACTCCGACCTTGTGTCTGCAACCCCGTCCCGACCTGGCGGCACGATCCGGCGCATCCGGTGCAAGAACTTCCTGTTCAGCAGCAACGCGCTGACGACCTACGGGCAGGAGACAGACCTAGTCACGCTGGCGGGAGCCACGCTGACGGGCAAGTCCCTGGCCCACTACGTCGATGACCTCTTTGCCGATGGCGTGGGCGAGGTGCTCGACTGCATGGCAAATGGCGCCCGGATCAGCAACATCCGGGGCGAAAATGTCATTTTCGTCCTCAAACTGATCCACGGCGCACGCTACTGCGTTGCGACGAACATAAGCGGCAGCGGGATTGGGCGCGGCTCGGTCGGGGGCGCGCTGATCACCATTGCCGGCACGTCCACCGCGAGCAGCGGCGACACGATGAACAACGTCATTTCGACCTGCACGGTGGAAAGCTTCGCCGTCAACGACAGCGCTGCCGTGCTTTTCCAGCAGAATACCGGAACCGTTGGCGTGCCCAAACGCAACACCATCACCGGCCTGCGCGTGCTCGGTGACAGCAACGGCGACCACTATGTGAAGGACAACTGCACGACCGACGCCGACAACGATAACCGCGTTTATCTGATCGACGGCAGCGCGGCGGGTACAAAGACGGTCAGCATCGTCTACGCCGACAACACCAAGGTTCATGCCGTCAACCGCGCGCATACGCAGATCAGCCTTGGGGCCAACCAAGCGGTCACGACACTTGCAACACTGGATTTCTCGGTCGCGACAGTCGATCCCGAGGGCATTGCGAACACGGCCAACGACAAGGTCACGGTCAAGTGGCCCGGCCTCTACCTTGTGGAAATCGGCCTGCGTTTCGCGACCGACCTCGACGATCAGGACACCGTGGAAATCCGCTGCGTAGGCGGCGGGGTTACGCAGGTTACGCGCACGACCATCGGCAAGGCGGCAGAGAACGACACGATCCGCGCCAGCTTCCACGTTCTCGTCAAGGAACAGGACATCGGATCGGCCTCTGCGGACATCTATGCACAGTGCGCGGTTGAAGGCGCTTCGGATGCAACTGTCCTTACGACGGTTGATCGCACCGGCATGTGGCTAACGAGGGTTGGCTGATGACCACAACAATCACGTCGGTAAACTCGGCTGCCACGAGCCAGCTCCTGCTTGCGGCTGATGGCACGCGCACGTCCGTCACGCTGGAGAACACCGACGCCAACACGATGTACGTCGCGCTGGGCTCGGCTGCGACAACGTCCATCGGCGGCTATACCTTCTCGCGCAACTACGCCGCCAGCGCGACCCTGACGCCACCTGAGAGTTATCAGGCGATCTATGCCATCTGGAGCGCAGACGGGTCAGGCGGTGTCACCATCACGGCCATAACGGACCCCGTGCAGGACGATAACGGGGCCATCTCCACCTATGGCGAATTGAAGACCGCAATCGCTGCATGGCTGAAGCCCGGCACGACGCTGCCGACCGAGGAGACGACCTCACGCATCCCTGAATATGTCGCGCTGTTCGAGGCCGAGGCTAACCGCGTGCTGCGGACCCGCGACATGGAGTCGGTCGATACGGCCCTTGCCGTGACCAGCGGCTCGGCCACCATCCCGACGGGAATGCGGCAGATTACGTCGATCAAGAACGTCGCAACGCCGTACAATGAGATCATCTACATCCCCGTTGACACGTTCGAGGGGCTTTATCCTTACAGCACGAGCGAGCTGCCGTTCTATTACACGGTCGAGGGCTCAACGCTTCTGTTCTATCCGGCCCAGACGACGACGGTCCGGGTGCGCTACAAGCGCGGGCTGACGGCCCTCACGAATGACAACGATTACAACTGGCTCCTGCGGAAGCATCCTGACGCGTACCTCTATGGCGCCCTCATCAATGCGGATCGGCGGCTGATCGATCCTGAGCGCATCGGGCTAGTGGAGCCGCGCTATCGCGAAGTCATGCGGCAGATCAGCCAAGAGGAGGCATTTGTCATCGGCATGGGTCTCCGTCCGCAGCCAAGCGCGAGCTTTGTTGCCTGATGTTTCTCAAGCTCACACTTCAACCCGGCCTGTTTCGGAACGGTACGGCGTACCAGAGCGCAGGGCGTTGGTATGACGCCAATCTTGTGCGCTTTTTCGAGGGCCAGATCCGGCCGATGAAAGGCTGGGATACGGGGCTCACAGGCACACTCTCAGGCACGCCACGGGCCGCCCATGCGTGGAAGGACAATGAAGGCGACAGCTTCGCAGCCTTCGGGACGGTAACCTCGCTCTATGCCCATGACGGCACAACGCTGGATGATATCACGCCTGCGGCTGCGGTCTCGATCCTGCTCGAAGACGGCACGGACCTTGATACCGAGGGCAGCGAAGCGCTGTTGCAGGAATCGGGCTTTGACAGCGGGGCGGACAGCTCCACATGGACGCTGGACAATTTCGGGGAACTGCTTGTCGCCTGCAATGACCACGAGCAGACCATCTATGAGTGGCAACCGCGCGGCGGGCTTGATGCAACGGCCATCACGAACGCGCCTGACGCCAAGGCGATCTTCGTTACGAATGAGCGTTTCATCATAGCCCTTGGGGCTGATGGCGACCCGCGCCGGGTGGCGTGGAACGATCAGGAGAACCGGACGGTCTGGACAGCAACCAGCACAAACCAGGCGGGCGACCTCAACCTGCAGACGGCAGGTGTTGCCATGTGCGGTGGCAAGGTCCGCTCCGGCGGCCTCATCTGGACCGACACTGACCTCCATCTCATGCGCTATCAGGGCTTTCCCGACATTTATGGCATTGAGCGGGTCGGCAATAATTGCGGCATCATTGGCCGGCACGCCTTCTACATCGTGGACAGCGTGGCCTATTGGATGGGGCAGAACGGCTTCTGGCGCTATGTCGGATACGTTGAACCGCTGGCCTGCGAGATCAGTGACGACGTGTTCCGCAACATGAACACGACCTATCGCAATAAGGTCTGGTGTCAGCACTTTCCGCAGTTTGGCGAAGTCTGGTGGTTCTATCCCCGCATGACCAACCTTGCGCTGGAGGATGGCGAAGACCTGCTCTTGGAGAATGGCGAGACGCTGGATGCCGAGGGCGGGGCGGTCGAGTGCTCCCATGCGGCAATCTTCAATTACCGCGAAGGGCACTGGAACCATACCGAACTGCCAAGGCTCTGCGGATTTCCAGAGGGTCCGTTTGACTGGCCGGTGATGGTCAACGGGTCGGGCGCGATGCTGAAGCACGAGACGGGCTGGTCTTTCGACAGCGCGATCCGCAGGGCGGTGTCGGGTCCGGTAGAGCTGGGCGAGGGCGAGCGCCGGATGCAGATCGATGAGTTCATCCCCGATGAACTGACGCAGGGCGATTGCGAGGTCACGTTCTACACGCGCGAATATCCCAACGCGACGGAATACACGGTTGGCCCCTTCAATGCGGCTGACAGGGTCGGCGTCATCACCACGGCCCGGCAGGCACGGATCGAGCTTCGGGCCGAGAGCGGAACGGAAGATTTCAGGGTCGGCACGTACCGCGTGGCTGCCAAGGCGCGGGGGCGGTATTGATCGAGCCCTCCAAAGCCTACACGCAGCAGAACGAGTTCGAGCATCGGGACGAGGTCGAGCGCGAGCTTCTCCAGAAGCATGACAAGCGCGCCGATGTGATCATCCCCTACGGCAAGAAACTCGGTTTCACCGGCCTCAATGGCGAGCAGGTGACGCTGATCCTCAACGCGGACGGTGCCTTCACCATCGATGCCGGGACGGGAATTGTCCGCTTTGCAGGCGACCTTGAGGTTACGGGCTCGGTCACGGTGGGTGAAGTCCGCTGGCCGGTCGCCTTGCAGCCCGCCTATCTCTATGCCGCAGACGGGGCGACGATTGAATGGGCGGATGGGGCAGCCTTAAGCCAGATCCCGCTCTACTCGATCACGGTTCCAAGCGGTGTTGCGCTGGCGGCGGGAGAGGCATGGGAAGCCCCGACAATCCAGAATGCGACGACGACGGGCGGCACGCTGCGTCTCAAGATATCAACGCCGGGCGCGACCTCCACGACGACGGATTCAACGGACAGCGCAGGCGGTGTGGGTGAGCCTGACCGTGTCATGCACAAGTCGGTGAGTGCGGATGCCTATAACGGCATTTACACCTTCACCTTTTCCGGGACGATCGATATCGAATCCGAGCCCATGGGCGGCGGGTCTTACTATCATGATGGGGCGGTGACGCTCTCGACCTGGTTCAACGATGGCGGTGGCTGGG